CGAAAAACCCTTAAAATATCGATAATTTTCGACAGAGAATTTGCCTAAGCTGTTTGTATATTAATACAGGTTATGTGACTGAATTATGCATTTTCTTACAGGGTTTTCCTTTTGCCGTACTATACGGATATATTTATTATGCTACCAAAAAGCCTCATAATACAAAGATACCGCCCTGCTTTTGCAGGACGGTATCTCTTATTGTTTTACTCTCTCTAAATCTCCAAGGGTGAAGAATAGCCGCCGTTCGGATTTCGCACTATATCCGCCCTGAGAGTCACGAAGCCGACCATTTTTATGCTGTCGGTCAGTCTTACATACTCCATCTTGCCGCTGCCGATTTCGAGGATGTCGAGATTTGTGTTAAACAGCAGCAGGTCCGTAATTTCAGAGAAAATCGTATGAAGCCTGTATCCGCCGATTCGCACGGGGTTATGTATGCTTATGTCGAATGTAGCTATCATCTCCATAACGCCGTGTACCTTCTCGCCGTACTCGTCGTACTTCTGCTTTATGCTGGAGCTTTTTACGCCGATTGCAATGGTCGGGGCGATAATCGGCTCATTGTTCTGCCAGCGCGGGAACTCGGTCATAAGGTCATAGCCCTTGCCGTCAAGCTGCAGCGCCAGCCAGTTTTTAAGAGTTTCGGGAAAGGAATCAGTTATATACATCTTGCCCCTCCATATCCTTTATTACCGCCCAGATATAGAACACGCTGTTGCCCTTATAGATTTTCTCGAATCTGTCCACAAGGAATCTCTTGCCCGCAGACTCGATATAATAGCCGCTCGGCAGATGCTCAAAGCTGTGCTCCGGGGGACCGATGTAAAGATAATAGCCGGAATCGATAACGCCGATTTCGGTGGGCGTTCCCTCAAGATACATCTTGTTCTTATATCTGAGCGGCTGTATGAAGGCTCTGAAGGACTTTGTGCTCCAGCCCGTTGTGTCCTTAATCCGGGTGTCCCTGCCGTATTTAGATAAAATCGCATTTACCGCTGCCAAAAAAGCACCTCCCCTTATTTGCCCGCTATATTCGCCCGAATAAAAAGGCGTCGTCCTTTAAAAGATGCGCCGCCTCCTTAAAGGCCGCCGCCTCAAGGTCTGAGGCTGCCTGAAGGGTCTCCTTATAGCCCTTTTTGACCGTCACGTCCCCTGCCCTGAAGCTTGTGAACTCCTGGTCTGTGGCGGAGCGTGAGAGCAGGAACCTATGCAGGGCAGTCATGGCGCAAAGCATGATAATGAGCTGATTACCCGAATCCCTTTTGTATTTAAGCCGACGCTCAACACTCAATGCCGCAGCCTTGCAGAAGGGCAGCAGGGCGGGTGCATCCTCGTCCGATATGCTTATCACCTGCCTGAGCCTTTCAAAAACCTCCCACTGACTTATCATAAACTCACCTTTTTCTTAAAATCTGCCCTGTACCTGTCGGCACAGGGCAAGGGCTTATGCTCTCTCCAGAACGATAACCTTGGAGGCGTCGTCGAAAATCTTGGAGAAGCCGAAGGTGCAGGTGATGGCCGCTCTCTCAAGCTGTCTGTCAATGAGCTTGTCATACTCGGTCACAATGCCGCCGGCTCTTACCAGCTCAAGGGCGCAGTTTTTGTCAAGGCCTATAAGGACATCCGCAGCGAAGGAGGGGATTTTGACAAGCTCTGCTCCGAGGGGTGTCACGAGCTTGCCCGTGGCGTGGAAGGAAAGTCCCGCAACGGAGTCTCTGAACTCCTCCATGGCAAGTATCGTCCTCAAGACTTCGGGCGTGGCGAGTATGGCGTTGAGCTCATAGGGGTCGAACTTGCCCCAGAAATCAAGAAGGTCTGAGTAAGTAAGAACGCCTTCCTCCTTTGTATCCACGATTTCTGCCGGATTTTCGTTGCCGTCGCCTAAGAGAATGGTGGCAATGGCGTGCTGAACCTGACTTCTTGCAATCTGTGCGCCTATCTGCTTTAAGGTGACGGTGAACAGGTCAATCCTCTGGAAGCGGATAGCTTCGTATGAGGCCACAAGCATCCTGCCCATTTTCTTTAGGCGGACAAGGTTCTCCTTGGTCTTGATGCTGGTTTCGGGGATAATAGCGCCCTCGGCAACCATTTTAAGCTCCTTGTCGTCCTCTGAAGGAATGGAGGTGATTGTCCTGTAATCAAGTGCGTCGATGTCTGTGACCGTTGCGACGATTTTCGGGAGGATATTCGCATCCTCCATGCCCTGCCTTACGGCGCGGGAGACATATTCGGGGAAGAGGGCTGCGGACTCGGAGGTACTGAAGAACTTCTCTACCTTGTCGCTGCCGGGGCCGCCCACTCTGATGTCGAATCTTTTAAGCTGACGCTGGTATGCGTCAAGACCCTCAAGGGCGGTACCCTTGTAATTCTCGGAAGGGTCAAGTGCCTCAAGAGCCGCCGTAAAGCCGCCCTTTGCCGAGTACATGCCCTTTTCGAGCCTGATGTTTTCATAAGACATAGTATTTCTCCTCTCTGAATTAAAGAATAATTCCGATTGTGCCGTCTGTCTCGTTGACACTGAGAATAAAGACCTTGCGGCCGCTGTCGTCTATGGAGACGGCGCCGTCGTCGGCACCTGTAATGCCCTGATAACCGACGCTTGCATCCTCAATGTTCGCACAGGGTAAGGTGGCAAAGCCGCCCACCTGAACAGCCGCATAGCCCTCCCTGACGCTTAAAGCAAGTCCGAAGACATCGGTGCCTTCAGAAGCGGCTGTGACCTCGTTGTTGCCGGAGATGCTGACTGCGACGCCCGCCGTAACCGAATCCGAGGCCTGCAAGGTAATAATTTTCTCGTCAAAGCCTTTTAATGAAACTAACATAAAAACATCCTTTCTTACTTAAATTCTGAACCCGCTGTTGTCGGGTGAGGCTGTTTTAGCCTCGGGAATAAGCTGAGGAGCAAAATCAAGGCCATCCTCATCCGCAAAGCCCTTAACAAGTGCTTCCAAATCCTTTGCGGGAAGGCTTTCCAGAACGGTTTTGAAAACGGCGGTGTCCATTTTGGGCAGCCTTACTGCCGACAGGGACAGCGCCTTTTTCATAAGGCTGCTTTTGTAATGCTCGCCGTCCGCAGCCGCCCTTTCGAGGGTTGCGATATAGCTTTTAAGCTGCGCCGTTTCAAAGGCGTCGAGCACCGTTTCACCCTTTTGCTCACCGAGTTTTTTAAGTATGTCTGTCACGCTTTTTTCACCTCTTTTGCTTTCCTCTGTTTTTCCGAACTGCTTTGTTACACGGGCGCCCTTCTGGGCGGGAACCGCTACAAAGGACCACTCGTATGCGTCGACAGCATCATAGAGAATCCTGTGACACAGCCTGCCCTCGACCTGTGTGCCGGGTCTGTGGGAGCAGGAAGAGTTTTCCGCCTTACAGACAGAGCAGACAGCCCTTTTGACACTGCAGGATACGCTGACCTCACGCTTAATGCCCGCTTCGATTTCAGCTATCAGGCTCTTGTTTTTTTCGTTTCTCAGCATATAGCAGTGTGCCTTGAGATAGGTATAAGGCTCCCCTGCGGAGGTTGTCCGCTCTTTGTCCGTAATAAGCTCAGTGTCGAATATCCTTGCGGTCTGGTTTTCGGCCCTCATGCTGTGGTCGAAGATGCCCGTCACGCCCTTGAACAGCTCCTTTAAGGCTTTAAGGCTCTCAACAGAGAAGCGCTCAAAGTCCCTGTCTATCTCGTTGTCACAGAGGATGACGCTGAAGACGAAGACCTCCTCCTCAGACAGCGGCTTTAAGGAGTAGCTGTTGATTTTCTCAATGTCCGATTTCGTAACGGAAAAAACAGCTTCATTTAATCTCTTTTCTTTTTTCAAAAAGTTTCCTCCTGTTCCGTTAAGCTCTCATCAGTGACGATTTCAGGCTCTAACCCCTGCTCGATTTCGGCGGCTCTTGCGTTGTTGAGCCTTGCCTTTGACAGCTCCACCTCGTCCTGAAGGCTGATTTCGTTCCACTTTACAGAAAAGCCGCCTTTAAGGCCGTTAAGCCTGATATACGTGCCGACGACCCTCTGAAGCACCGGATTTAAAAGCTTTCTGTAAAACTGCAGCTCGCTTGTGAGTATGTCGGTCTGCTGGGCGGCCATTCGCTCCGTGGTGGACCAGTTAAGTCCCAGCATAAAGGGCGGCAGGCCGAGCTTTGCTATTATCTGCTCGAGCAGCTGCCTGACGGGGACCTCGCTGTCAAGAACCTGATTGTCCGCACCGATTACTTTGATGTCCACATCGCCCACGGCAATGAAGTCCTTGATTTCGCTGCCGCTCTGCATGGCCGCCGACCACTCGGAGGCAATCTGCATGGCCCTCTCTTTGGCGTAGAGCTTGTCATTAGGGTCGTTCTTCGGTCTGTAAGTCACCGCATAGCGCAGATTCCCCACACGCTCGAAGTTAAGGCCGATTGTGTTGTAAATCTTCATCAGCACACTGCTTATAAATGGCAGACCCTTTAATATGGAGTTGCCCTGAAGGCTGCCCGCATCGGGATTTAGCAGTGTCAGAAGGATAAGCTCCTGATGCCGCACGGGTACGGGCTGTGAGCCGGTCATGGTGCAGACAAGCACCTTTGAGCTGTCACTCTTGTCCCTTGTGAGCACTATGTCCCTTAAATCCGCCCGATACAGCGACATTTCTGCGGGCGAAGCCCTGCCCGGAAGGATTTCGGCCACCGCAGTGCCGTATGTAAGAAGCTGCTCGAAATAAGCGCTTACGAAGCTGTGAATACCCCGCTGGCAGCCGTCGACGACCACATTTTTCAGAAATTCATCGACCTGCCTTTGCGTGTATGAGTTCTCGCAGCGAATCTCAAAGCCGCCTATGAGCCTTGCTAACTTCCTTATGCCCGCATCGATAATGGGAACGCTCTCTCTGAGGGTCTTGTAGAGATTTGCGTCGCCGTGAAAGCTGCACATATTCATATAGTCATCGAAAAAGCTCTTCTGCCCTTTAGCCCTTGTCTGGGGAGCGGCTGCCGCCCCCGTTGATAAGGGCTCTTTTTTGCTGAACAGTCCCAAATTCTCACCTCAATTTTCAAAATTAACCCCAGCCCGCCCATTAAACTGCGATGGCAGAGCGCAGGGTGTCGGAAAGCCCGAACCTCCGCAACGCATGGAAAGCCCTGCCCTGAACCGAACCTAAGTCAAGCCCCGTTTGCCGCCCCGCAAATCAGACGGCGGAGGGGGGAAGACGGCGGAGGGGGAAAGGCGGC